GAAGAAATATTCAAGAGTATTCTGAAAGAACGTACTGATACTGGTCGTATCTATTTGGTTTACATTGATAATTCAATTAATCAGGGGCCATTTGATGCTGAATTAGATCCAATTTATCAGTCAAATTTATGTTGTGTAACTGGCGACACTGAAATTGAAATTCAGTATTATGGATATGAAACTAAAATTTTGATTGCTGAATTGACAGAAAGATGGATCTCTGGCCTAAATGATGACGCTGTTTTAGTTAAATCATGGGATGGTGAGAAAATTGTATGGCGTAAGATTTCAAATGCCATGCTTACCAAACATGTTAAAGAGTTAGTAAAGGTTGAAACCTCATTTGGTACTGTGAAATGCACACCAGATCACAGGGTATTCACTTCAACTCGGGGTTGGGTAGAGGCTCAGCAATTAGTAGTTACTGACCAGTTGTTATGTCATAACTCTGGAAAATCTGAAAACACTGTGGCGACTGTTAGCAGTTTAGAATTATTATCTGAAGAACCGGTATATGATATCACGGTGGAAGATACGCACTCATTTTTTGCGAACGGGGTATTAGTACATAACTGTGAAATTTTACTTCCAACTAGACCATTCCAGCGCATCGAAGACGAAAGGGGTTCCATTGCGTTATGCACTTTGGGCAGTGCCAACTGGGGTGCATTCCGTGATCCACAGCAGATGCGTAAAGCATGTCGCGTGTTGGTGAGAAGTCTTAGCAACCTATTAGGTTACCAAGATTTCCTCAGTATCCAAAGTAAACTAGCCAATGAAGACTTTGAACCACTTGGCGTGGGCATTACCAACCTAGCTTATTGGCATGCCAAGCGTAATTTGAAATATGGCGAACCTGAAGCATTGGCAGAAGTCAAGCGTTGGATGGAAGCACAGGCATATTATCTTACTGAAGCCAGTGTGGAATTGGCGCAAGAGCGTGGCGCATGTAAGCGAAGTCAATATACCTATTATGGGAAAGGCGTATTTCCATGGGAGCGTAGAGCCAAAGGGGTTAATGAACTCACCGACTTTACGCCATCATTGGATTGGGAACCATTGCGTGAGAAAATGAAAAAGTATGGTGTCCGTAATGGAACACTGATGGCAATTGCGCCAGTGGAAAGCTCATCTGTAGTATTAAACTCGACCAATGGCATTGAAATGCCCATGGACTTGATCTCGGTCAAGGAGAGCAAAGCTGGAAGTTTTGTTCAAGTGGTGCCAGAGTATAAACGTCTCAAGAATCGTTACCAGTTGATGTGGGATCAGACCGATTGTATTGGATACCTAAAAACTGCTGCGGTATTGGCCGCTTATGTTGACCAGAGTATCAGCACAAATACATTTTATAATCCAAAACATTTTAAAGATGGCAAGGTTCCTGGCACATTGGTTGCTAAAAATTTGATGTTGGCTCACAAATATGGTCTAAAGAGCCTATATTATAGCCTTATATCAAAGCAAGGCGTTAAAAATGATGATGACCCCAAGAAGGATTTACCAGCATTGGCTGCGCCCAGTCAGGATAGTGAAGGTGATGACAGCGATTGCGAAAGTTGTAAATTATGACCACATCGGACAAGAGCATATGGATCAGTATTTTTCACATGGTGATCCTTCATTCAAGCGATATCAATATGTTATATCAGAATCCGGAATAGTGATTTCTGAGACAAAGAGTTTGTTTAATACCAGACGCTATAGAGAATTGATTTCTGGACTTCTATGAACTATCAGACATTCTTCAATGTTTTCTTGGCAGAGATGCCATGGCGCATTGCCGGCGGTAATGCATTTGACGCACAATTGAAGATGTTGAAGGAAAATCAGAGTAATTATCCTGAGAATCAAAAAAGTATAGGAAACAATGTATACAAAATAACGGTGGGTGATCAATCAACTTATTGGACGGGATCTGGTGATCTTTCTGATGTGGCCGTTATTGTAGATACTGAAAATGATGGAAAATTCTGTAAAGTGGTTTTGACTAGTAAGAATCCCAGCATGCCCCATGGTGCGGCACCATACACCAGCGATCTTTATCTGGCTATCAAAAAAGATATTGGCACGTTGAATATGGTTTTCACCAGCGATAACATGCTGTCTGATGATGCTATGAAGTTATGGGATAGACTATTATCCCAAGGTTATGCGTTATCAGTCTATGATACATCGACCCATCAATATGCGCTGGACCACGTTAAGTCTACAGATGAGCTGGGATCATACTTTGGTGATATTGACAAACAAAAATATGTTTATGTTTTGTCAGAAAATGTAGAAATTACAGATGGATTAAAACATTCTATAGCTATCATGGAAATTAAAAGAAATGCATTATATCCATTATTTGAAGAGTTTCGCAAAAAATGAAACTTGACGAAATATTTGATACCGAATATACATTAGAATTTGCTGACCCAGCGATTTCTTCTCTAATCAAATCGGCATTGAAGCAAACGGGTGTTAATTCTTCCATGATTTATCAGGCGTTAGAAGATCCCAAGCAAATATTTATATTGGCATATATTGATAGTGCATGGGAGGTTCATCATGCCTTTGCAGAGCCCGGAAAAAATATGGTAAGTGGTGAAATTTTAAAAGAACCCAAAGCAGCTAATCCAAAGTTCTTTAGTACCATTGCTAAATTGTACAAGAGTAGATTAGATAAAAGTCATCCAATCAGGGTCACTGGCACGCCGGAAATGTGGCCAACCTATAAGAAAGTCATTGATAGAATGGTGTCCGGTAAACAATATAGAATGGGCGAAGTTACAGATATTACTAGATATGGAAGAGCATTAAAATCACAAGAAATCCATCATATGGGAACATTTCCAAGCTTGAACGAAATTATGGTACCAATCAAATGAAACATCATGAAGATATGTCATATGTGGAGAGATTTAATGAGAATTGGGTTTTTGAAATTCCACAATATACTGGCAAATCCGGAAATAACCCTTATGATACATTAGTTTATGCGTTAAGGGTAAATATTGATTCTGGCAGTAAACCAGAAAATCTTGGAAACGGGTTACATCGTTTAATTGTAGATAATCAGGATATATACTATTGGATGGAAATCAATGATAATGTTGATATCATTGTTGCCATGAAAGTATTTAGAAGGGGATTAGCGGTTAATTTGATTGGAAAACGTAATGGTGCAACTACTTATGCCAGTGATTTTTATCAAAATATTTTAAATTCAATTACAGGATCTTTGTTGTTTAGTGGAGATCAATTAAGCGATGAAGGATTTAAAGTTTGGGAAAGATTACTGAATTATGGAAGAACTATTATGGTATATGATCCGTCAAACACTGATCATTATAAAAAATTAAACACTGTACAAGAATTAAAAGATTACCTAGGATCAGAAGAGAATTACAAAAAATATAGGTATGTTTTGTCAGAAAATGTAAGGAAACAAGCTCCCCCACATTCTGATTTTGAATTACTGCGTGCCTATAAACTAACTTTTAATATACCACTTTAATGAATAATCTATAAGGAAAAATAAATGTCAAAATATCAATACGATTTATCGAAACAGGTGAATTATCTAAAGCGTAATATGTTTTTGGATCCAGCAGGACCAGTGACTGTTCAACGTTTTGAAGAATATCGCTATAATAAGATTGCCAAGTTTGAAACGATTCAACGTGGCTATTTTTGGGTACCAGAAGAAATCACATTGACCAAAGATGCCATGGATTTTAAAACTGCTAGTGATGCTGTCAAGCATATCTTTACTAGTAATTTGTTACGTCAAACTGCATTGGACAGCATTCAAGGTCGTGCACCTGTTCAAATTTTTAGTCCAGTGATTAGTATCCCAGAATTGGAAGCACTGGTGAGTAATTGGAGCTTTTTTGAGACGAATATTCATAGTAAATCATATAGTCATATTATTCGCAACATTTATAATGTGCCCAAAGAAGAATTCAACAAGATTCATGATACCCAAGAAATTATCGACATGGCTGCTAGTGTGGGCAAATATTATGAGCAATTGCATCAGATCAATTGCCGTAAAGAAACGGGTGAAGAAATTGATATTATCACGCATAAACGTGCCATTTGGATGGCGTTACATGCCAGTTATGCATTAGAGGCATTCCGTTTTATGGTGTCATTTGCCACTAGTTTGGCCATGGTAGAAAATCGCATTTTTATTGGCAATGGTAATATTATCTCATTGATTTTACAGGATGAATTATTACATGCTGAATGGACTGCGTGGATTATCAATCAGGTGGTAAAAGATGACCCAGATTTTGCCAATTTGGTTGACGGTTGCCGTGAAGAAGTATATAATATGTATATGGAAGTGATACAAGAAGAAAAGAATTGGGCAGATTATTTGTTTAAGCATGGTGTGGTCATTGGATTGAATCCAGAGATTCTCAAGAAGTTTGTAGATTACACTGCTGCATATAGACTAAAGGATATTGGTATCAAGTATTTGGGTGAACATCCTAAATCATCGCCGATTCCTTGGTTTAGTAAACATACTAATATTTCTCGCAAGCAAGTGAGTTTGCAGGAAACTGAAAGTACCAATTATATTATTGGTGCTATGTCCAACACAGTCGAGTATCAAGAACTTCCAGACTTATAATATAGGGGATTAATAAAAAATGAAAGCCATCGTCTGGAGTAAGACAAACTGCCCACAGTGTGACTCTGCCAAAAAGCTACTAGAGTCTCGTGACATTGAAATTGAAGAGCGTCAAATTGGTCTGGGTTATACCAAAGAAGATTTATTGGATTTGGTTCCTGACGCACGCTCAGTTCCACAAATTTTCATCGATGATGAACTAGTGGGTGGGTTTTCTGAATTGCAAAAATTTCTACACGGAAACGATTGACATGGAAGATGATGATTTTTTTGGTGCGATACCCAGCTTGACTACTGTGGATATGTCTATGTTAAGTTCGACATATCCATATACCAGTGGTATATCCCCACTGACCACTGCTCAAATTTCGGCACTTTCTACATCAAGCTGGTTCAGCGCTGGTTCAGCGCTGGGCAGTAGTGGCCCATATAATTTTTCCAATAGTTCATCTTTGCATGGATTCAATGCCACCAGCATCAAGTCCAATTTAGTGGTGGATGGTGATATCACTTGGAATGGACACAGTCTTGGTAAGTTATTGGAAACCATTGAAAGTAGATTGGCTATCTTGGACCCCAAGCCAGAAAAAGTGGAAAAATTTGCCGCGCTTAAAAAAGCCTACGACCACTACAAATTACTAGAAACATTAATCAACGACGATGACAACGAGGAACAACAATAATGCTAATTAACCGAGGATTCTCCAGTGGAGATGTATTGAGTTTAAAATTAATCAGTGGAGAAGAGATCATCGCTCGGTATGAGGAAGATGATGCTGATACCGTTTCAATTAGCCGACCATTGGCCATTACCATGGCAGGACAGGGATTGGGCATGATTCCTTGGATTTTTCTGGGTGGCAAAGAACAAGTTACTCTGCAAAAATCACATGTATTGGCCATGATGACTGCTAAAAAAGATGCAGCAGATCAATACATGCAGGGCACCACTGGCATTGCGTTGAGGTAATATTATATGCCATATATCGGTGGAACTGGTGGAATTGATGATGTTTATCATAGCGGCAACGTCTATGCCAACTTTGTCAACTTAGCACTATGGAATGATCCAGGTAGTCCCGCGGCTGCAATTTTGAGTCAGATCATGGCTCCAACATTTCAGGCTGATGCAGGGACTATTTCGGTGGATGGCGATGAAGATCCTGCTGTGGTGACCAAGCAGCAAGATGCATTGGTTGCTGCTGGCATTATCAAACGCAGTGATCTTGAAAAAGGCAATAACCCAGTAGTAGGCGCAGTGGATACCAGCGCAGGTATAGCTACTACTGCAACGTTTACCGCTACCACCGTGGATCCAACTCAAACAGTATTTCCTGATAGCTACCAGCTTAGTCCAAATTTCACATTAGGTGGAGTTACCAAAGCTCCGGGTGTGGTGTTTACGCATCCAGTAGAACCATCTGCTGGTTTGACTGTGGCACAATTAGTAGCCAACCTACAATTGTTAGCACAGAATTGTATGGAACCAATCAAGGCACATCGCCCAGATATGTATCTGACCAATAGTTTTAGGCCAGCGGGCATTGGTAGTCCAACCAGTCAACATCCCAAGGGTCAAGCTTGTGATATGCAATTTAGCAAGGCTAGTAAAGCTGATTATTTTACCATTGCGCAGTGGATTCGTGACAATGTCAGCTATGACCAATTATTGCTAGAGTATAAAACCACTGGAACTGGATTGCCTTGGATTCATATTAGTTTTAATGGTGCCGGCAATCGTAATCAAGTACTGACTATGATGAATGATCGCAAATATGCCACTGGATTAACTGATCTTAGTGCAACAGCTTAGAGAAAATATGGTATCTATACAACAATCTGTACAAGATTTAATCAACAGTTATAATAATTCTCCACAACCTTCATTCAAGGTTTCTAATTATTTTCACATATATGCTGATTTGTTTTCCCATCTCAGAGGCACCGATTGTACCTTTGTAGAAACCGGTATTCTCAATGGTGGAAGTTTGTTTATGTGGAGAGATTGGTTGGGTCCTCAGGCACGGATTATTGGACTTGATTTAAATCCCAACGCAGCCAAGTGGCGAGATCATGGGTTTGAAATTTATATCGGTGATCAGGGTGATCCTAATTTCTGGCAAGAAACATTTAAAACCATTGGACAATTTGATGCGTTACTTGACGACGGTGGACATCAATCATTCCAGCAAATTGTCACTTTGACCGAAAGTTTAAAAGCAGTTAAACCATCTGGACTAATCGTGGTGGAAGACACCATCACCAGTTACATGAGAGAATTTGCCAATCACGGTGACCACTGCTTTTTGAATTATGCCAAATCCGCAACCGATGTGTTGGTGGCCAAATCAGCTGGTTTATGGGATGGTGAATTTAATCCAGTTAATAATCAACAAGTTATGCAGCAATTTAGTAAAATTCATAGTATTGAATTTTTCTCTGGTATTGTGGCATTCAAAGTTGCACCCTATGCGGACGAGAATCCAGAACTTATCTGGAATGCTGTTGGTCGCCCAGCAAATACAGAGTTTGATTATAGATCGGCTGGGACAACCAAATCAGTATCAGTTAACTGGCCAAATCCTTTTGTTCAAGAAAATATTGTTGTTCGGGGTTACTAAAATTGGTTAATCTAACATTGGAATTATTGATAGAACTAGCACAAGAAGTTGAAATGCATGATCCTATTATTTGGGATGGCGTCAATCTTAACAGGGCAGGAACATACCGAATGATTGCTGCCAGTATATTAGAACAGTTTGATACTGACAGCTATACCCAAGACAATAAGATTTCAATATTAGCGGCCATGACCAGATTGGTTGTTGAAAATTTTGTGTTGAATGCACGCATATTAGCATTAGAATCAAAATAATAACAAGGAAAATAACAATGTCTGCAGTGGATATATTTGTAGAAACAAATTCTGTATTGAGAACGGGCTCAAAAAAGTCATTTCAGTATGGAAGGTCATGGCAATATCATCCCCGTAGTGATCGGCATTCCCAGACAGCATGCTGGGCTATTATGTTTGATCTACTGCAACATTGTAGTCTTTTACAAACTCATGTAGCAGCGGACAAGGTTGGGTTTGGTATCAATCATGCCGTATTGAATATTGCCACTGGCAAGAGTAAAAACTTGGATCTGGTAATCCAAAGAATCAATACTTCAGATCCACCGCAGGCAAACCTAGATGGTCCCAATAATTTTGCTGAATTGGGTGATTTTCTTGGTATGGAACTAACACGTCAAGAACTATCTATTTTATACTCATTGCCCAAAGTTAAATTATTGAAATTGCCTGATGCTCCTGTGTTATTGGCACTGGAAACCAAAGCAACAATGACCGAACACGGCAAAGCCAGACCTAGATTGTTTGATGAATTTAATTCTAGTCATTCTCTGGTACATAGCTCATCGGCAAATGCCATTTCTGCGGGATGGTCTATTATCAATACATCACCAAACTTTGTTTCTCCACTGAGAAATCCGTTTCCAGTTGGGGCCATGAATGATACCATCACGGTGCATAAGCCTAAAGCGGCCGAAAATTTGGCCAGAGCATTGACTAGGCTGCCTATTGCTACCAGCACCAATCCAATCGGATTCGACGCGCTGGGGTTCTCTATGGTTTCGTGTGCAAATGACGGCACTCCCATGACCAAAGATACCACATCTTATGTTCCACGTGGCATGGGGTATTCACATTTTCTTTCAAATCTAGAACAATTGTATAGTACACGGTTTTCACATATTTGACAAAGTTCTGAAATAACTGTATAATAACCGATTAGACGTATCATAGCGTTTAATTTTAAATTTAAAAAGGAAATAAAATATGAAAAAGCAATTAATCTTGGCCACTCTTTTGGCAACCGCTTCAGTAGCAACATTGGCAGCAGAACCATTTGCTAGCCTGCAATACAAATATGACCGTTTGAATTCTGACACCAGTAATTCAGGTTATGTTTTTGACATTGGTTCCCATCTCACCAACAACCTCACGGTTGATGTTTCTGGTGAAACAGTCAATGCCAACAAGACAAATTCTTTGACTAACCGTCTGGAAGGTGGCTTGGCTTTGAGCGAAAAGTTTGGAGCATTTGGCGTATACGCGCGTGGTGCATTGGGTAATAAAATGACCCAAGGTGCTGACTCAATGTATTACAGTGTTGAGCCAAGCTTGTTTGCTAACTTGACTAAATCTGATTTGGTTTCAGTTGGTTATCGCTATCGTGCAGCAACCCAAGATAATAAATTGGATCAAACCCGCACAATTCGTGTTGGTTACACCCATTCTCTGACTCGTGACATCGATCTTACTGCCACGGTAGAGCGTTATCAGGGTGATGTAGCACAAACCAGTATTCTAGCTGGCGCAGCAATCAAGTTCTAATTGTGGAACACAGGGTCGCCAAATATGGTGACCCTTTTTTGGAGAACATTATGAAATATCTAGTCACAGCTTTGGCTCTATTGTTTACTGTGTCCACCGCATACGCTGGACCCCATATTAATTCTAAGAATAATAAACCAGCCACCAAGCACAGCACTGTAAAAAAACACAAAAAGTTAGATGCGATTCACGGAAAGGTCAATTGACCAAGTGTGAAAACTTGTCTATAATAGATCAAATACTACTTTGGTTTTTACACTCATCGATTTTTGGCCAATAAATACTTAATTATGAAAGCTACGTTAAACGAATACGTCATTGCCTATCTAACCATGCTAAGTGGGTTAGCGGTATCTTCCGTTGCTGTATACTATTCAGTCAGCGGGTTGGCCACTATTTTCTCTGCTGCAGTAATCCCTATTATCGTCATGGGTGTGGCATTGGAAATCAGTAAAATCATAGCCACATTATGGCTTAAGCAACACTGGAACACTGCACCTTGGTCGATTAAGGCTTATCTCAGTGCTGCAGTGACCATATTGATGCTGATCACTGCCATGGGTGAATTTGGTTTCTTGTCAAAGAGCCATGCTGATCAAGCAATTCCCAATGCAGATATTGCTGCCAAAGTGCAGGACATTGATCAAAAAATTCAAGTAGAGCAGGATGTTATTGCAGCTGATCGTAAATCACTGGCACAATTGGATAGTACAGTTGATCAGGTTATGTCACGCACCAACGATGAGCATGGTGCTGAACGAGCCAACAATATTAGAAAATCTCAACAACGTGAACGCGCCCATCTCACTGATGAAATTAGTAATTCTCAGCATAAAATCGCTGAACTAAACAAACAGCGTGCGCCAATTGCCAGTGAATTGCGCAAAGTAGAATCTGAAGTTGGCCCAATTCGTTATATTGCTGCATTCTTTTATGGTCAAACAGATCAGGCTGTATTAGAAAAAGCAGTAACTTGGGTGATCATTTTAATCATCTCAGTATTTGACCCACTGGCATTGATCTTGTTGATTGCCAGTCAAGTGAGTTTTATCGAGATTCGTGAAAAGAATCTACGTTATAAGCAAAATCAAATCGATGCACCCAGCCCAAAATCAGCTGATCGTGCTGCGCATAGTTATGATGATGACCTTACTGACGAACAGCTTGCCAATATTCGTGCCAGTGTAGTATCTCCTGTGGGCACAACCGTTGTTGTAGATAGTATCATTGAGCAAGATGGTCAAGAAGACGGAATTTCTAACGACGAACGCGCATTCTTCAAACGTGCACGTACCGTGGCACGCCAGTTAGACCAAGATGCACTCGATACCAGCACTCAACCAGTGGATCAACCTGTAGTCGAACAGCCAGTAGGAACAGATTCGACAGATTCTATAGCGCCCCCAGTGCCATCAAGTGTCAGAGATGAGCCTCGTTTAGTCAGGTATAAAGTTTTTCCAAGAAAGACTCCAGTTCAGCCAGTTGAGGAAGTTCAGCAAGAACCTGAGCAACCAGAAGAAACCCCAGTGGTCATTGCTGAAACATCAAGTTCATATATTCAAAATGAAGAACAGCAAGAAAGTAACTTGTGGAGTAGTACTGTAACCAATACCATTTCACCAGAAGAATACTTGCAAGCCAGTAATGAAAAACTGGAAGAGCACATGTCTAATATCGTCAGTGGTGTCAAGGACGGAAGTATTCAAATGTCAGACATTCCTCAAATCTTAGTTTCAGAAGTCAAAGCCAGGGTTTAATCTTATGGAAGGTAAAATCACACTGGTTACTCCACCAGATGTTTTTGAAAACAACAATTTGGGCGTGTTGTTTGTAAACATCAGTGAACTAGACCAAGATCTGACCAGTGAATGGTTAGAAAAAACAGAAATTCAACAAGACATCAATATCTATGTTTATGATAGTCAACACCATCATGATACAAAATGGCTATTATATGCCATGAATTGCTGCAACTATGCTTTTATTGACTTGGATCGAGCTGATAATTTGGTAATTGCGCTAAGTAGTTATATGTTAAGCATTTCCAATTCAAGCATATATTATAAAGTCAGCGATTCAGATTTGGCCGAAACCTATAAATTGGTCAATTTAAATCGTGTTCAGCGCATAGAAGATTTCTTGGAGAATTTAGTCAGTGAGTAATGTCAAGAATATTCATGAATCATGCAATTTCTGCGGCAAAGGCAAAGAATCAGTTGAAAAGCTAATTCAAGGCGGCGACGTATATATCTGCAATGGGTGTGTAGAAGTATGTTCTGACATATTAAAAGATGAAAAAAATAAAAAACAGGGCAAAGAGCCTACTGTATTAAATCCAGCAAAGATCAAAGATTATCTAGACGAATATATTATTGGCCAAGATGATGCTAAAATGGCTTTGTGTGTGGCGGTTAGTCAGCATTTCAAACGTATCAAGAATCCCAGCAAGGAAATTCAATTAGAAAAAACTAATTGTATTTTACTAGGGCCAACTGGTGTTGGAAAAACCATGATGGCTCGTAAGATTGCAGAGTACATGGATATTCCATTTGCAATCTGTGATGCCACTAGTATTACTGAAGCGGGATACGTGGGCGATGACGTTGAAAGTATTCTAACTAGATTAATTAATGCAGCCGATGGAGATATTGATAAAGCCAGTCGCGGTATTGTCTACATTGATGAAATAGATAAATTAGCCAGAAAATCTGAAAACTCTTCCACGACACGAGATGTGGGCGGAGAAGGTGTGCAACAAGCTCTATTGAAAATGGTAGAGGGTAGTATCATGCGTGTACCCACTTCTGGCAAGCGTAAACATCCCGGTGGGGATATGCAGGAAATTGACACCAGAGAAATATTGTTTATATGCGGTGGAGCATTTGTTGGATTAGATAAAATCGTGGGTCAGCGCATTGACGGTAGAAGCATTGGATTTCATTCCAGTAACAAGGTTGTGGAAAAAGCACAGGAAAATGTTGGAGAATTATACCAGCGTGTCATGCCCAAGGATTTGGTTCAATTTGGATTTATACCAGAGTTTATTGGAAGATTTGGTATCATTACTCATGTCAACGAACTTACCACTGAAGAATTAGTGCGGGTCCTCAAAGAACCCAAAAATAGTATTATCAAACAATATCAATACTTGTTTGAATTAGATGGAATTAAATTAACATTTGAAGATAAATGTTTGGAAGACGTGGCAGAAAAAGTCAAAGAACTCAAAACCAATGCACGTGGTCTTAAATCTGTACTAGAAAAGATACTGATTCCCTATGAATTTGATGCTGTTAACCTTGTAGAACGCGGTTTAACTGAGATTGTGATAAATAGTTCATCAGTTAATGGCGACCCTGCTATTCTGATATTTGACAAAAAAGCCAAGAATGAACAATAATAACAATCATAGAAGACATTTAAAAGGTACCACCGTTATCGTTACCGACAACATGCCATTTAATGTGGCCATGCGTAAATTCAAACAAAAAGTCAATGATTCTGGCATTCTAGAAGAAGTCAAAAGCCGTGGCTTTTATGAAAAACCCACCACCGTAAGAAAGCGTAAAAAAGGCGCAGCACGTGCCAGACATCTCAAAAAACTACGCGACAGTTCAATGCCAAAAAAAATGTATTGATTGTTTTATAATTTCATAGTATAATAGTCTCTCTGGTTAATCGAGACAACACTATGAAAATTTCCCTATGCAGTGACCTTCATGTAGAACACAGACACGAAACTCCGCCATTATTTGATAATGCGGATAATGCTGATGTGTTGGTCATGGCCGGCGATATCATGGTTGCCAATGTGTACGTTACCAGATCATATCATTTAGAACACAAAAAAACGTTTAATGATTTCTTGGATCATGTATCCGATAAATTCGATAATGTTTTATGGGTATTGGGAAACCATGAGCATTATTATGGTGATTTTACAACTACCTATGGTATTCTCAAAGAAGTTTGCGCAGGATACGATAATATTCATCTATTAGAAAAAGAAACGTTGGTGTTAGATGATGTAACTTTTATTGGCGGGACTTGCTGGACGGATTTTCTTAAAAATAATCCACTGTGTCACAAAGAAGTTGGGTTGTCGTTGAATGATTATAGATGTATTACTAATGCTAACCGTCAAGTTAAATCTTACTGGAATGAAACTAAGCAAGATTGGAACCGTCCTGCTGGGTTATTAATCACTGATGATATCTATGATGATCATTTGAAATTCATGGAATATGTTGGATCTGAGTTAAGCAAATTAAAGCCAGATGACCAGTGCGTTATGATCACTCATCATGCACCTAGCTTTCTTTCGGTTCACGAAAATTACAAAAATGATACACTGATGAATGGTGGATTTGTTTCTGACCTATCCGAATTCATCTTGGATCATCCACAGATCAAGTTCTGGACTCATGGACACGTCCATAACTCCATGGATTATATGATTGGTGATACTAGGGTATTAGCTAATCCATTAGGGTATCCAGGTGAGACTTATCATCATGTGGATGAATATAAATTAATAACTTTTGAGTTGTAATATGAAGACTACAGTTAGATTGCAAAAAATGAAAGATTGGGAACAGTTCAGCGATTGGCTTTTTGCAAATTACGGAAAGCCATCAGAAAATAGTTCGGGTAAATATCAGCCAGTTGGATTTACTTCTCCAATAATTTCTTCGCCCATCAGCTCAGATTACATGGAACTTACTTTTGATAATTCAAAAGACGCCATGTTGACTGTCTTGCGTTGGGGTGGCCAAGTGGTAGATCATGCGTAAATTTGAATGCTGTGATCACCTTGGCAAACCATTATTCTGTATTATCAGCGATCATTGGTGGTGGCTGGAAAATTACGAAAAACTTAAAACATGGTGCCACGGCCATAGTTGTACAATATACCATGAAGGTATTGTTATCTTTCCTGATGATAATGTCAAAGATCTGTTTATTCTGACTTGGGGTTGATTTGAATCTGTTATCTAAATTGCTGCCAGCCATTATCGGGGGCATCATCAGCATGGCATTTGGTAACAACCTAAGAAACAGGATGTATCAAGTAAAAAACGAACACGAGATTATGTGGGTGGCGTTGGATGATTTGGCACGTATGTACCCAGACCATCCAGCCGGAATGTATGCTAAAAAGGTTTTGTCAAGAATACCCGAAAATTATAGAAAATAATCATTTATTTTCAATATTTTTTCTGATATAATAAATAAATGTGTAGATGACCTAGGTTGGCTTCTACACCACGGGCAAAATGCCCAAAATTATCTTACTTTTAAAGGAGAAAAAAGATGACTAATCAACATCAAGTAATGCGTTTTGACACTTCAGCACTAAACCGAGCCCTAGTTGGATTTGACAGTATGTTCAATGACTTGGAAGATAGGTTTGCCAATCAAATCAACCAAAACTACCCACCTTATAATATCGTTAAACGGTCTGAAGACTCGTATGAGATTCAACTTGCCGTTACCGGTTTTGACAAGGATGAGATCACGGTTGAAATTGATCAAAACCAATTGATTGTTCGTGGTCAGCATTCTGATCAAACCAATCAAACTGGGGAATATTTACACCATGGATTGGCTAATCGTGATTTTATGAGAAATTTCACGTTGGCTGAACACATGGAAGTGGGTCAGGGCAAAATCAAAAACGGTGTACTCACCATTGAGATTAACCGTGTTGTTCCTGATGCACTTAAACCCAGAGTGTTAAAACTCAAGGCAGAATAACGCCAAGAATGCATGGGGGCGCATGCCCCCATACTAAATATCAATGTTAATCAAGAGGACTTATTGTGCCTAAGACAGACGACCTAGTGATTGAAAAAAAGAAAACTACATCTAAGAAACTAAAGCCGCCCAGTAAATTCAAAGTCGTTGTTTGCAATGACAATGTAACCACAGTGGATTTTGTTGTGCATATGTTAATGACTGTATTCAATCATTCGCTAGAACAAGCAATTCAAATTACTCAAGCGGTTCATGAAAATGGATCTGGTATTGCAGGAATTTACCCACATGAAATCGCTGAACAAAAAGTATATGAGGGTGTTGAGTTAGCCAGAACCAACAAATTTCCGCTGGTATTAAAACTAACAGAAGCATAATTATGAGCTTAAAAGAGAAAACCGCAGCCAAACATAAATTAGCAGAATCCACTGCTTTTATGCGGCAGGTTTTTGACGGAACATTGCCCAGAGAGCAGTGGATTGATTTTACATATCAAAAATACTGCTGGTATTCTGCTATTGAACTCAAAGCGGCAGAAGTGGGAATACTAAAATTATTACCTGGAATAGCCAGATCTTACTTGATCTATCAAGATTATGTTGCCATGACTGATGGCAAGCTGGCGCACGATTTCAACACAGTATCGTTGGGGTATGCTCATTATATTCAGTCGTTGAAATTTCCCAGCGATATTATAGCGCATTTATATACATGGCATATGGGCGACATGTACGGCGGTCAAATGATTGCCAAGCTTATTCAAGAACCTCATAGTCATTTAATTTTTGAAAATCGTGATCAATTAATTGCTACGATTCGAAGCCTAATCAATGATGACATAGCTGGTGAAGCCAATATAGCCTTTGATTGGGCTATCAGAATCCTACAAACTTATGACAATTGAAGTTTGGCCACAGATAATAGCACTGGCCGAACATTTTAATTCTAGATTCAATCAAACTGGGGTATTGCAACCTGTACAAGACTACGGGTGGCCCAACTACGTTTATACCAGCGATCAATATCGCCGTGCACATGTGGAAATCGTAGATCATCGCGATTCTCACAAGATGTATATTCTACATTGCACTATATTTCCGCACATCAATGATCCTAGTCCCATATTTGGATTTGATGTAGTATGCGGGCAACATAAAATAACTGGTGCATTTCATGACTACAGCTCTACTGGAAACACAGTCAATTCTATGTACAAATGGTTTGAATCTCTGAGTAATAGTTACCAATGGAAAAAGCCCAGACAGTTACCTGAATGGGCTCAATCTATTTTTAGTGATAGTATAATTGCTGCCGGTAACGTTAATACTCAAGATGAATTAGACGCACTATGTGCTTTGGCCAGCAAAAGCTTAGACTATTATTTAGCCAATGTAGGCTATAATGTTGGACACAAGGATTATACGGCTGGGCAGAATAGATATTGTTATTATCAACGTCAGAATCCACACGTTGTGCGCAGCATGGTCAGCATGGGAATTGATCAAAATTTGATGCTGGATTTTGTCGACAATATGCTATTCCCTTTTGCGTAGGGTATAATCATGATTATCTCTATGGTTTTTGATGGTTAATGCGTGTAATATAATGATATATACATGTATATGTATTCACATATATGTATAAATTTAATTTAAAAGGAAAATCAAAATGACTTGGACTACACCTTCAGCAACAGATCTACGTTTTGGCTTGACTTGAGGCCAATTAAAATTGGGTGAATTGCGGGAAACTCTAGAACAGACAATCCGCAGCCAAGCTAATCAGGGATGATTAGAAGGTTCAGAGACTAGTAGCATACCACTAGAACAGTGATGAAGCTACCACGAGCGCCCAACACCATAGAATTACGGTGATGAGATAGTCCGAACTGTATGGGAACATACAGAAATGTGGGATAAAGAGCCCACATGATAACAAAACAGTTGAAGTCACGATGTACATTGCAAATCGTTAATTTGATTCTGTAATGAAAAAAGGTCCTAGAAATAGGGCCTTTTTTGTTTTTTAATAAATATGCTTATCCAACGAGCATATCAAATGATATTAATTCTGACCAAGCAAGCTGAAACTGACTATGAAACTGCTAGGTTACTGGCGAGTTTCAAATCCAAAGACATTTCAGCCAGAGTGGCCCACCCCGACGACTTTGATATAGTGGTAGATCGTGATATCCGCAAGGGATTAAAATATCTGGGTAAATCATTTGAATTGCCACAACTGGTATTGGTCAGACTGGGTGCCGGCATATTACCATTCCAATTAGCTGTAATCAGACACTTTGAACAGGCTGGCATACCCTGCATTAATTCTAGTGTCAGTGTAGAAACAGTCAAAGACAAGCTGCGCACCAGTCAAATATTAAGTAGAAGTGGCATTGCTATCCCCAACACCATGATGGTGCGGTTCCCCATTGATGATAACCTAGTTGGTCACAACATCGGATTCCCATGTGTGATCAAGGTAGTCACCGGTAGTTACGGCGAAGGTGTACACTTATGCGAAAATAAAAAAGACTTTAAAAAGCTCATGGAATTTGTTGAGAGTTTGGGCAACAGAAAGACCATGATTGTACAAGAATACTTGGGTGATCGTCCAGGAGAAGATCTCAGGGTGTTGGTGATTGGTGGAAAAGTCATGGGTGCGATGAAGCGCAGTGCCCCAGAAGGTGATTTTAGAGCTAATATTACCAATGGTGGTTCTGGTGAAGGATTTGAAGTCACTGAAGAAATTGATTTTATAGCACGTGAAACAGCCAAAACACTGGGGCTGGATATTGCAGGTATTGATTTATTATTTGACCACCGCGGATTTAGGGTGTGTGAAGCCAATAGCAACCCAGGTTTTAGTGGATTTGAAAAGTTTTGTAACCGAGATGTAGCAGATTTAATCACCGAATATGTGAAATTTAAAATACACCAATGACAAAAATTCTAATGTGTCCTCCAACACATTTTGATGTGGTCTATGACATCAATCCTTGGATGACCAACAATCAACGATCTGTTAATTCAGTTTCTGCCAAGGCACAGTGGCAATCACTGGTCAACAAATTAGATCAAATTACAGATATTATAGAATTACCTGCCGAACCCAATCTTCCAGACATGGTATTCACCGCCAATGCTGGATTTGTATACAAAAATACAGCAATATTATCCAAATTTTCAGTTTCCCCCAGACAACCAGAAGAAGAATACTTTGCCAAATGGTTCAAAGATCAGGGCTATGATGTTATACAGCCAAAGAATTCTTATGAGGGGCAGGGGGATCATCTAGTAGACAGGGATGGTAGACATTGGATTGGTACTGGATTCAGAACAACAGTTGAAGCCACAGTGGAAATCCAAGAAATTATAGGGCAACCAGTTAATGCTTTAACCTTGGTAGATCCTAGATGGTATCATTTGGATACATGTTTCTGCCCTCTGCCACGATATGGTCAAATTATGTGGTATCCAGCAGCATTTAGTAGAGAAAGTCAGGAATTAATTCGAAAATCCTTTGATATTTCTATAGAAATAACAGAAAAGCAGGCGTTATCATTTTGTTGTAATGCTGTGTGTATAGACTCAACCATTTTTATGCCAGTGGATGTGGATTTGTATAATAAATTAAAGAAACTGGCCTATATCGTAGAGCAGTTTGATCTTAGGGAATTTTTGAAATCTGGTGGATCTGCCAAATGTTTGGTGTTACGGCTTGACTAGACATGTGCCCCAATTTGTGGCACCTAGGTAGCGAATCTAAGTGCCACGGGCTTGAGAGCGGCCCCTCTCCACGCAACGTATTGCGGTCCTAAGGAGAATTCTTTTTAATCTTTGTGTGTTGTGTAGTGCTCTTTATTGTGGAAATCAAATAGAATCTTGGTTTTTTCTTCCAACATCGCTACACGTTGATCCATCTTTGCCAACACCACTACTAAGGTAATGCCAGCAAGAACGATTGGCCATAATTTTGAAACTATATCCATAATATCCATTTTTTTCTCCAAGTAATTTACTTGCAGAGGCAAATAGCCCTCCATTTTAATATTGAAATTGTTAGAATCAGCGTGTACTTCGGCTGATCTCTTATAAAGTTCTTGAGTACTAATGCGTAAATGCCTCTAGTACCTATTATTTACAGGTACTAGAGGCATTGTAAAGTCAGTAGTTATTTCACACGTAAACTACTTACACAGCTTTAACCCAAGTCATGCTCTGGAAAATGAGTGGCGGCATATTCTGCTGCTATTTTAATACCAATTTTTCCGTGTACGCCTAGTGCATTTTTGACAAATGTCACACTCATTGGTCCACACCGATCATACTGATGAACCACTGGTATAACTTTTCCATCATTGTTGAGCAAATAACCAGCACGATTAAAGTTTAGATTCTTTGAATGATGCATGGTAGAAATAGGGCCAACTCCATTATGATTAATAGCATAATTGCTAAATGCATTACTATATATCAGATGATTATGACATGCCTGATCTTCATAGGTAATCATCCTGCCAGTATTACGTAGTCGGTCTACTTCATCAACCATGGCGTCGAGGTATTGCATCATGCCAGCTTTGGTGCCCATGGTAGTGCCAGAACAAATAACATATTCTGGTTCCATTTGAACCAATCGTTCCATGCCATAGAACGTATAAATCCATGGTCGGTTATGCTGACAATTCCTAAACAGTTCTGGTTCTGCAAAAAACTCCAAATCATGCCGGGGATATTCAGCAAACGGATCGGATTGAAAAACAACATCACGAGTATCGGATACCAGTATATTTTCAACATCATCAAAGTATTCATTTAAGCATTCACGATATACTCTAAACCGTTCTGTTTGACAGGTTTCACGAGCCAATGGTGCTTCGGGGATAAAAGTATAGATCCCGTAATCATCAAAGAATCGTTGCTGTTCTTCATTGACACTGGCAGTCATGAATACCACGTCATCCTGATAATGCTGCCTTAGAGATAATACAAATGGTTTAATTTTTTCAACACTATAACCAAAAATCATGCCCATTACTAAATTTTTACTCATTATTTTTTCTCGCAATAAAAAACTATTTTACCCGGGATAGGTCTGGTAACTTTGAATACTGCTAATCCATGAATTGAAAACAACTGTGTCATTTGTTCTTGATTCCAAAACCATAAATGTTGCACAATTCTCCAATGATGAAGTCCAGATTCTACAAAATAATCGGGAATGTCCACTATTAATATTCCCTGAGGTTTGAGAAATTGCTGAACCTTTTTTAATGTTGAATTGACATCTACAATATGTTCTAGACTGTCATGCATGGTGATGAAATCTTGGGAACATAGATCTAAGTCACAATCTTCAATGGTTGTTCTAATAGTCACTGAATCGTCACCAATAGATTCACCAGGCTCTATGCCCCAGCAGTTAATACCACGCTCACGGCATGCATGAACAAAGGCACTGTTAGAACTGCCAATGTCCAATCCGGTCATATTTTCTTTGATTAGATCCTGATAGGCATCCAATCTTATCATGGCCACCTTTTTATCATTTTCATATCTAGCATGATAAGCTTGGTGACCAATGGCTTCTTGCACATCACTGTGGTAATGTTTGCGATACCATTCATCTAATTTATCATGACTCCAGTCCGGCAAGTATTGATGAATTACGCCACAGTTACCGCAGACCAACACGGGAATATCATGCATGGTATCATGAGAAAAGTCATGATCATTGCCACACGTACAAGTTTGTATGAGATTATTATTCAAATCAACCATTAGAAGTATCGTCCATTTAATCTAGGAAACCATGCATCCCCAAAACCTTGGGGTGTTCGGGTTGCTTCATAGTCTAGTCTGATCTCACACCAGTATGATTTTCCCAGACCCAGTGCCAACGTCAATGCCATACTTTGATTACCAATAAATTGTTCAGCGCCTTGAATGATTCTGGCCAATTCCAACATATCAGAAACCGGGCGATATTCCACATTGCATTGATGTAATTCACAGAAATCTTGGTGTTCTTTGGGTGTTCCCACAAAGACAGCCATTGTTTCTAAATTATAATTGTCGATCCAATCAGTCCACTGTGGATTGACCATGGAAATATTATAATGCTCTCGTTTAATGTGTCTACCAGTGCGATTAATAACCACTGGTTTTCCGGGAATCACAATGGGATTATCCACGGTCAACCAAGGATCCAATAATAGAGCTTGACGATGCTCATGAATATCCAAACCACACACCAAGGCATAGCATTCGGTGGCGTTGCCCGCCCAATCTTCTACCTTGCCGTTTCGTCTAGCCCAAAATTTATGGTGATTTCTGAGATCATATGAAACTGGTTGATTCTCCCATATTTGGAGATTGTTTATATATGGCTGTTTTTCTAACAGTGGCCATATAAAATCCAAGTCTCGTTGGGTGTATCTACCAGCATGGCATCCTGCATCACCTCCGCCCCACATGGCTCTGGCAATATTGTCCATGCCATTGAGTTCCACATATAAGTCACCGCCTCCTAAAATTTTAATTACATTCAACGAGAGTACAGTATCCCCAAATGTACCTGCATGCAAAAAACTAAGATTAGACATATTATGCACCTCCCGTCAACCATAATTTGGGAGTATTATTCCATAATGCATCGATGTCCACAAATGGATCACGTCCATCTTCAACCATGATATGAAATGCCAGACCAGGAATGGGACTAAACATCATGACGTCTGGGCTATCCCAGACTTTGCACAATGTATGGGTTTCGTCTTTGATACATATCCACTGAGCTGCAGCTTGAAAATGCTCTCGATACTTGTCATAGATGGCGCGACTGGCCAGACAAGTATAGGTACTATGACGTACAGTGCGGTAATGGCGATATGGACCCAGCAATAGAATGCTGTCATAAATTTGGCGAGTATATCGCCAGATGTCATCATGTGGGTTAATAGCAATCATGTGCCCAGTATTGCCTTCTAGCTTGTCTACAGTATCAATCATATCCTGAATAGCTTCGGGCTGATGAAGATAATCATCTTCAATATGATACCATAGATCAGTGGCGTGCTTTTCCACTTGATCGTATACGCGGTAACAGGTGTGACTGGGCCCAGTGCCATCCTCTACCGGAATAAATTCATTGGGAAACTTGCAATTAGACAGAATTGTCTTGAAATCTTGAATGGCTTCTGGACTACTATGATCATCCAAAACCACCAATTTGACTTGATGATTGGTCACTTGGTTGATACTGTTGACCAAACTGCTCATGCAGTGATTGACCAGTTCATGTTTAGGAACTTTAATATATCGACCGCCATCCTCTTCGCCGTGTAACATATTGATTCTGGTACAGGTTCTTAACACAATTAATAAATTTCTGGAGTTATTTGTTGAAGTCATAATTTCCTCTAATTATATGTATATTTAATCATATTTTGACGGTAAAGTCAAGTTATGTTTTTGTTGCGTTGCACATAAATAATAGATAATAAGGAGCATATATGTTGGCCGATTTGGTGGCATCTCTTTTTAGCTATGCTGTGCTCCTGAGTGGGTTATCCGGGGACGTACCTCCTTTCCTAGAATTCCAACCCAAAGAATTTTTCATAACCCATGCTTGTGGTGGATCTCCTAATTGTCATGCTGTGGGGTGGTATCCGGCCACCGGTGGTGATACTATATATCTGCTAAACACATTGGATTTGGAAAATCCAATTGTTGACAGTATCATTGTACACGAATCTGTGCATTATCTACAGTTCAAACACGGAAAATATGCCAATAAAAGCTGTGCTAACAGTTTGGAACTTGAATATCAAGCCTATGGCGTTCAAAAAGAATATCTACTCCGCGAAGGTAATGTGGCCAACGGCGTTGGGTTGACCGCGATCTCAATGCACTGCGAAGAATAATTCCAGCCCCTCTACCAACATTAAATAACTCTATACATAATTGACTACGCAAGCGTGATCGCGTATAATTTTTGTTTACGTCAAGGAGATGTTATGTTTAGGTTTCCCATAGAAGAAAAAGAAAAAATGTTTGAAAATCGATTTATGCAGGTAATCGTTGCCGCCATGCGGGCACGTGAACTACGTCGCGGTAATCCACCAAAAATAATTAGTCGAAACGGTGCAGCAGTGACAGCACTTAAAGAAATTGAATTGGGCCATATCGGCGTTGAATACTTAGATAAAGTTCGTTAATAGAGAGGAATATACCATGTCTGAAAATAAGAAAAATCGTAGAGTAGCAGATCCATTCAAAACCAAAACTGGCAAAACCAGAATGGGGCCATTGAATCGTGAACAACTGATGAAATTTATTGAATCAGCATCCAAGCCCAAACATCGTGCCATGGCACAACGGGTCTATGACCGGAAATATGGGCATCTAGTTGTAGAAACTCCGGTGGTAGAGTCAGTGGATACCCAAGAAGTAACTCCCGAAACATCTAATTAATATAATAAGGAAAACAAAATGGCATACGATATCAGAGCAGTAAAAATTGGCAAAGACATCAAACGTGCAACGTGCATGATCAAAGATAAACATGTGCGTGGAGAATTCTTGCGTAGCTATGTAAAAATCGCCGAAGATGAAGGCAGGATGCGCAGTAGTCGCAATCGTGGAGATCGTGACACCAAGAGCACCGATGATGGTAAATAATATAGAGGAGGACATACCTACTATGACCACACCAGCACCAAAGAAAAGTAAAAATCCATTTATTAACTTGGTTAATGAAGCAAACGCAGCAAAACATGTCCCAGTCACCGATGAAACCAAATTGGAGTTGACTGTGCCTAAAGCAGCAAAATTAAAGAATCAAGTACAAATTAACAAACCTACCAAACGCAGCGCAGGTCGGGGTCGTTAATAGACTTAAGTACTAGGTCAATGGTGATACACGTGGATATAAATAATATCCATGTGTATTGTACTAGGAAAATATTTTGAAGGTATAGGATGGGTCGGGGTCAAGAACCGTGATCGAAACTATGTACCTACCATTTCATTCAAAAACAAATCTCTCAAAGACGGGCTAGAGATTATGTATTACGAAGATCAAGACACCAAGTATTGTGAAGGTATTAATTCGCAAGGTGTTGCTATTATCGGTGCCAGCCTCATGGTCAAAGACGATGAAATGGAAATAAAAAGTAGAAAAAAGATTGGCACTGAAAATTCTGGCACCAAAATCAAACATGGGTTGGAACAAAGTACTGCAAAAGATGCTGTCAAAGCGTTGATTGATAAGAAATTAACAGGCAACACCTTGGTATTTGATCAAGAAAATATGTATATTTTGGAAGGAGCATGGCGTCCTAACGAATACAAAACCAAGGGATATTCATACAAAGTACAACACATTCCGCATGATCAGGTTATTGCACGAACCAATCATGGTGTGATACTTAAATGGACCGGGTATCAGCACACAGGTGAAAAAAAGCAAGATTTAAAAAGAATCAGCAGTGAAGCGCGTTTACTTGTTGCCAATTTTGTTGGACAACAATCCCAAGAACCTAATGAAATGCTTGATGGACTGACCATGAAATTCAGTGATAACCCACAACTCAATGGGCTTCGTACATCGACACAAGCATCCAAAATGCGCACAACAGCCCAGATCATGTTGATTCCCAGCGAAAAAACCTTGTATTTCAGACCAGTTCAAAGTAACATTAAATTTGATTTTTGGGAATTAAATCACCCAGAACAACAGACTTGGGTAGAAGTATTAAGCAATCGCCCAGCCTATCAACATTTGATTGACCATTCTGCCAAATAAAAATTATCAAAAACATTCAAAGACTTATCTCGTAACAACAAATAATCTGTAGTTCTTCCATTTCAAAAATTTTTAGACCATTATCTACAAGGATAATTAATGGTATGAAACCCACATTACATATCTTATCTAGCCCATACAGTACCGTAAATTTAAACAATAGAATGGATCCATTCTCCATCAGCACATTGAAGTTCATCGATTGGATGACTGACTTTGGCTGGAACTGTATTCATTATAGTGTCGCTGGCAGTCAAGTTAATTGCCAGCAAATCCAATGTTTGGATGTTATCGGCCCAGACAACAATGATAACATTATGAAATACAATACTCGCGCAGCTCACGCAATTGGATTAAACAAAAAGCCCGGTGATATTGCTCTATGTTTTTATGGCGTGGCCAACAAGGGCGCGGTTGATCCCCATCCCGATATCAGGGTTGTCGAACCAGGAATTGGATATGCAACTAGTGCGGTTTTTGCTCCCTATAGGGTATTTGTCTCCTATGCCCAACAACATATGTACTACGGTGAACAAAATAAATTAATGTCCCCAAGTTGGTTTGATGCCGTAATACCTAACGGGTTTACCCCCACTGAATTTGATTATAACCCAAACAAAGGTGATTACTTCCTGTGTTTTGGGCGTGTTATGGAAACCAAAGGCATACACTTGGCTATTCAAGCCACAGCCGCCACTGGTAAAAAATTGGTCATAGCTGGACCCGGATCTTTGAGTGATATGGGATATCCCAGTATACCAAGCCATGTTACCATGGTGGGTTTATGCGATGCAGAACAGCGTAGAGTATTGATGCGGGATGCCAACGCTATTATCGGGGCCACCTATTATATTGAGCCGTTTGGCAACATGGTAGTAGAGGGATATATGAGTGGCACGCCCGCTATCACCACTGATTGGGGAGCATTTGCTGAAACGGTGGTTCATGGTGTAACTGGATTTAGATGTAGGGAATTCAGGGAATTTGTACAAGCAATAAACAATATTGATCAGATTAATCCGCAAATATGCCGTGATTGGGCCATGGCCAACTATAGTGATCAAGTTGTCCATGAAAAATTTAATCAATATCTTGAAAAGATTAGTCAGTTGGATTTTTATAGACCATGAAAACCGCATTTATAGTCACTAGTAGTATTGAAGTCAACAATCAATATCCACTGAGTTACATTGGCACCAGAACTGCATTTACTGCTGATGAGAGACTACGGCAAACTGTCATGACTATTAATAGTCTGAATTTTTTGAGTAATTCAGACACGGTAATCTATTTGATAGACACCAGTGAAAATTACCAAGAGTATCTGGAATTTTTCAGGTACCAAGGGAATTTAAGATTTATCAGTGTCAAAGAAGAAATGCCAGAAATACACAATGAGGTTACCACACATCCCAATAAAAGTAGGTGTGAAACGTTAATTATTAGCAATTTTTTAAGGAAATATGCCAAAGAATTGGATCAATTTGACTATTTTGTTAAATTAACTGGCAGATATTCACTAGACACCACATTTGATCAAACTGTATTCAATCAAGACAATTTAGATAAGATGTTCTTTAAGACGACATGGAGCTGGGAATGGGTCGATGGTTGGGGAGATTCTTATCAGATGGTGGATCAACGTGCATATCAGGGTGATAATCGATTAAATCAATATTGCACGGGTGTGTTTGCATGGGGACGAGAAAAAACAGCATATATGCTAGAAATCTTTACTGTGGTGGCATCAATTTTAAATGTGCCAAGATTTATTCATTATGATATAGAAACTCTAATATATTACTTTACTGGATCAGCCAGACATGATATAATAGAAACAACATGGCTGGTATGTGGTTGGTACGGTGCCGACGGGAAATTTTTTAGGTATTGATAATATTATGAGTGTGACATTAATTATAGTTGATGATTTTTATTCTAATCCAGATGCTGTGCGAAATTTTGCACTATCTCAGGAATTTGGAGTGCGTGGTAACTACCCCGGATCAAGGACTCTGCCATTTTTGACTGATGATGTCAAGGAAGCAATACAAGATAAACTACAGTTTGCTGGTCCAGTCACTGACTGGTTAGAGCATAGTGGTTACACTGGCTGTTTTCAAATGACCACGGCCATTGATAGAACATGGATCCACAGTGACAGCTATAATACATGGGCTGGTGTATGTTATCTCACTCCAGATGCGCCCTATACTGGCGGCACTGGGTTGTTTCGCCACAAAGCCACCGGTGAACACCGACGTGTCACAGATGATCACGAAGGATATGATTATACCAAATGGGATTTATTTGATCGCATTGGTAACAAATACAACCGATTAATCTTGTACCGTGGTGATTTATTTCACGCTAGCTTGGACTATTTTGGGGATAATCCACAAAATGGTAGATTGTTCCAGACATTTTTCTTTAACACGGCCAGAATCTAGCGATGACGTACAAGGTTTGTCAAGTCATATTTTCTGCAAATAGAGTAGAATATTTGACCAGAACATTAGAATCCCAAAAGTTTTTGGATTTCTCTGGATGTTCTGTTGATAAAATCTTTATTGATGATTTGCCTCTTAACCGCAATGATCGGTTGATCACTGATTTGGTACGCGCCTATGATTACCAAGAACTGTATTTGCATCCTGTAAACCTTGGACTTAGTGTAACTTGGACTGAATTCTGGAATTTGATCAGGGGTCGTGATTATGATTATATCTGGCACCAAGAAGACGATGTGGAGATATTGGAGCCTGTAAAAATTGTTGATCTGATCGATCTACTGAAATCTAACCCATCTCTTGCGCAGATAGTACTCAAACGCCAAGCTTGGTATAGTAATGAGTTGCCAACACAGGCATTGGCCGATGATATCATTGTTGACATCGGTAGAATTGAAATTATGAATCAGCTGGTTTTTTCTCCCATGGCCAGTCTATATAGTATAGACCGAGTGCGGTTTGATTATAGTTCTTGGTATCGTGAGAATTATCCAGATACCAATTTACATTCTATTAATTTTAACGAAGGTATGATTGGTGTAGCACTTCATGGTGCTCAACAATTGATTCCAGCTCGTTTAAAAAATCCGGCTGGTCATAATCTTATAAATCACATTGGTGAATATTTTTCTGGTCGCCGTGTGCTGCCAGATGAACCGGGCTATCAGGCATTTGCTGGATATGATCCAGATAAAAAATATAATAGCCGTGATGGCAGCGAGTATCAATCATGATTGAATTTGATTGGTCTAAATTGACCCATGCAGAATTATATTCAATTATGTATGCCATTACGCCAAAAGTAGAAAATAGGCAGTTGCTTCCTGAACAATTCCACCGCATCGCCGCCGCCAATCTGAGAAAATACTTGCCCATAAAGGTGGTAATGCAATATAACAAAATAGTTCGACCAAGGCTGGTCTACATGGGCGGAGCATACTATCCCTCGTCTGATCAAGATGGTAAGAAATGTATAGAAATAAATTTCAATTACGATCTATCAAGGGCTCCGCTGAATCTTACTCGATTGAGAATGCACAGAATTTCTGTGTTATTTGCCGATACCATGTTACATGAAATCATACACATGAAGCAATATCGCTCAAGAGATCACGAAGCAAACTCAAGTTACCCCAGCCAAGTTCCCAATCAGAAAAAACGAAATGAACAATCTTATTTGGGAAATCCAGATGAAATTGAAGCATACTCATTTAACATTGCATGTGAATTGCTTAGAAAATATAAATTAGATCAGCAAAAAGCATTGGAACATCTTGACTTGGAATATCGTCCAGCCAAAGATAACTTTAGCAAATATTTGAGAATTTTTGATAAAGATTACTCCCATCCTGTGATAATCAAATTAAAAAAATTAGTAAGATATTATATACCTCGTGCTGCATCAGTTGGCAAGCCATATACCAGATCAAAATGGCTGAATAATTAAAAAATAGTTGCAATTTTTTAACAAATGCTGTAAAATATATCCATTCATCAAGGAAAATTATGAAAAACAACAAACTTAATATCCCAACCAAAAAACCATTGGCAGCTCAGGTAGAAGTAGCTACTGGATCTCCATTATCCCCACGGTTAAACGTTAACAAACCTGCCAGTTCACCACCTCCCACTGTAAATACTACTGGCAAACGTCCCAGTGTTATGATTGCTGTGCCTGCTATGGAAATGGTCAACGCTGAGTTTGCTCAACATTTGACCATGGCCGCTGCCAACATGGTAGCCAATGGCATCCGAATCAACTGTGCATTTAATATTGGCTCTGTGGTTACCATCGCCCGACGCAATCTAGTTGATATTTTCTTAAAAAGCGATTTTGATTATATCTGGTGGGTTGATTCGGATATGAAATTCCCAATTGATGCCCCCATGCGATTGTTGGCACGCAATAAAGATGTGGTAGGCGCAAACTATCGTCGTCGTCGGTTTCCTAATCCCAACTTTACTGGAATGATGGGCACTAGTGGATCATTTAGTGAGTTTCAAACCACTGACAATAGTCCAGACATGGAATTGATTGATGTCCTTCCCCATGGCATGGTATTAGTCAAACGTGAAGTTTATCTAAAAGTACCTCAGCCACATTATCTACAAGAATATATTCCAGAATATAATCTTGAGATTGGAGAAGATATTTACTTTTGCCAGCAAGCACAAAAAGCCGGATATCAACTCTGGGTTGATCAACAGCTTAGTCGTGAAGTAGCACATATTGGTATCTTCCATTTCACGTATAACTTATCAGTACCACAGTAATAATCAAGGATATAATAATGATTCCTACAAAAATTGATTTTGAATCCATTGAATTACGCCAAGTAAAAAATGGCGTAATTGTGGTATTACGTTCTGAAACTGATGAAGATTTAGAATACGTTTTTGACAATGCCCGTAAAGCCATGAAATTCATTCGTGAATTATTGGAAGGCAAACCACCGACTATTAAATCTTGATTAAACGAAAATATACAACTGGAGAAAATGCTTGGATCCACGGTATTTCCACGAACAACAATAAGTTGTACAAGGGAACCGTGGTAAAAGTACTGGACCTCAGTGATTGTGGATACACACATCCACATTATATCATTTCAATACCCAACCAAGTAGAAGCATTGCTTGAGATCCGCACTTGGGAAACCATGAGTCAGGATGAGCGTGGTCCCGTGGGCGGTCTACGTGAAGTATTGAACTCAGAAAACACTTGGCCAACCCATAAAAAAATGTGTCAGACGGGATACGCTTATGATCCAGAATACACCGAAGTTGCGCCTGTCGAAACTCCCAAACGCAAACCACGTGCCAAAAAGAAAAGAAACACACAGCCAACATAATTATGGTGTATTGAAGATGTTGGGGTTATATCCAAAAATTGTCCCAATTATTACCAGCACTGAATTAGGCGCTTTTCAACTTCATTTGTCTGAAGAATGGCCAGACATTGACAAGACTTGGGATGACGTTCGAGATGATGGATATGGTTCCGAAGATACTCTGTGGATCAAAGCAGATTGGTGCAATGAGAAATTAAAAAATTGTCCAGGTTGCACCAAAGTGGCATTTGATCGGTGGGATTTCCAAGATTTGTACCAATTAGAAAAATTCATAACCCTATACCAACTAACATGGCAGACCTAAAAAAAGTAATTGTACATACATTTACCATGGGGGATGTGGATGACCCCGATATCCATGCTGCTGAACCAATTTGGAAATGGCAGCAAACCGAAGTAGGAAAATTCGTGATGAAGCGTGCTGCAGAGACTCCGATTTGGCATCGTGACCTGGATAGATATAGTATGGGGTGGAGGTTTTCTATCGTGGCAAAATTTGACGAAAGAGCATTAGTGGAGTATTATTTGAGGGGAGGGGAAGATTATTCCTCAAAATATGACATAGGAGAATAGCATGATTACAGCACAAGAACCAGCAGAAGGAATAATGAAAACAGATGACTGGGGTGATTCAAAAGTTTACCGAGTTGCCTGTAATTGTGGCAGTGCAGAGCACATTCATGAGGTATGGGTAGAAGCTGATGATTGTGGCGTTAATGTGAAAATATATACCAAAGTTACAACAAAATTATGGAATACTTTTATCAAACCACGGTATAATATTGATAACCAATGGTTACAAGAATTAGACTGGTTTTGGAAAGGACTGGTCAATGGGCTTGTAAACAAAATGAAATTGACGTGGTCACTGTGGATCAAAGGGCATATCGAAGAAGAATCCGTTATTTGGTTGACTGAGCAGCAAGCATATAACTATTCTAATGTATTGATATGCGCTGTGGGCGATGTTCAAGAATTCAAAAAATCTTACAATCTAGAAAAAACCAAGGAGTAAATTATGTGCAATATTTTTAATGATCAGAAAAAGTTTATGCGTGCCTGTGACCAAACTGTGGGTGAAAATAACCCAGATCAGTTTAAGTTACATTTGAAATTAATCGAAGAAGAGTATAATGAGTTGCTGCTGGCAGTCAACCAACAAGATCATGTTGAGATCTTGGATGCTCTTGTGGATATCTTGGCAGTAACCGTGGGTGCGATTAATAGCATGGGCGCCGATGGTGAAGGTGCTTGGAAAGAAGTAGTACGTAGTAATTTCAGTAAAATTGACCATGAAACTGGAAAAGTACGCAAACGTGAAGATGGTAAAATTATGAAAACTATTTCTTATAGCCCACCTGAATTACAGCCATTTTTACATGGGAGTATGAAATGAGTGATGATTTGGAAAAAATAGCAGATCTGGTGTTCAAATCGTCTATTTGGAAACCTGCCGATGTTAGCCAAGAGCCAGAGACCAAACTGATTCAATGGCAAGTATATAAAGTTATGCTACCGGGTTTAGATGAGTTTACACTGCATTTCAATGGATACACTGCTGGTTATTATGGGGAAGGTCGTGTGTGTTCTCCAGTGATGGAATTTGATAAGAATACCATGCGTGGCGTCACTAGATCTGGTAGAGTATACGAATTAGTAGGTAGTCCGGGGCACAATAGTGATGCAGCATATGTTTGGAATAAATGGCTATCATTGAATGATGTTGAAAAGTATGAATGCGTTACTGATCAATTTTGGAGTGAGTAAAGATGGGTATGTTTGACGAGCTAACATATAAAGGTCATCAATACCAAACTAAAGATACGCCAGCTCAATTATTGGATCAATATGAGATTCGTGATGATGGCACTCTTTGGCACCAAGAATATGATGCTAGATGGGAAGAAAATTCTGAATCTCTATTCGGTGGATATATTAGGCACGATAATGAAAGATGGGTATTTTGTTATGACTTTGATGGTTTGATTGTGTTCTATCGAGAAGATAAAGAGAATGGTGGATACAAAGAAGATAACTGGATAGAACATAAAGCATTATTTAATAGTGGTAAAATGATCAAATTAGATGGGGAAAATCTGTGAATGCAGTACAAAGCTATATTGCATTAGATTTAGAATTAAATAATGCGCCCGATGGCAGCACTCCCAATCCTAAAATTATTCAGGTGGGGGTGGCTATTGGGTCATGGGATCATTTTGCTGATAATGCTATTATTACTAAAAAGTGGTACTTGAATCCAGAAGAACCTATCTATCCGTTTATCACACAGCTAACAGGAATTACTGATCAAGATGTACAAATTAAATCAGTCAGTCATGCTCAATTAGCGGAAGAATTGTATGCTTTGTGTCAAGAACATCGTGTTTATAAAAACTTTATAACGTGGGGACAAGGTGATTACGCTGAATTAAAGGCTGAATTTGATGCGAGAAATATTCCATTTAAATTTGGTGGGCATCGAATTATTGATGTTAAAACATTTTACACTTTGCACATGTTAGCCAAAAGTAAAATGCCAAATGGCGGATTATCATCTGGACTTGCCGAATTTAAAATGAAGTTTCAAGGTACGCCACATCGCGCAGATGATGATGCATTGAATACATTAAGATTATTCTTTACAATTGTAGATAAACAGACTAAACTATATTACTTGATTAACACTGCCAAGGAAATCTAAGTGAATCACTTAATTCAAGAACTTGTAGATCAATCAACAAATAATGTTAGATTGACCTTGCCGCAAAAAAATCAAGTGTTTCGACCAGGGATTTACGCTAATCATAAATTTGATCTAGAAAAATATACCGGGTTGGTGGTCAAAGAATGTTTCCAGATTATGCAAGCACTGGACATTGACCCAGAATTTAAGTTGCAAATGGGTAGAGCACTAATAGAACATTTTGGAATCAAGGAATAAGAGAATTATGCCATCTAGAGTACATTACTGGAGCTGCTCCACATTAGCAGATTGGATTCGTGGTAAACCCAAATTAGTTGTTGGAACAAGTGATGAATGGAATGACTGGAAAAATGCTGCACGAAAAGAACGTCCTATTCGATTTTGGATTGCAGAAGAAATGTTGGACAAAATTCAGAATTTTGTTTATTGGCCCATGGATCGATTAAATGATATCAGATACTATATTAACAATCGTTGGGTATCCCGTAGCCATGCTTGTACTGCCCATGCTAGGGATATTAAGCCTGGAACTTGGTGTGACGTGGGAAATCGCTTTCTTCCCTGTCTTTTTAACGAACTTGTGGATTTTGTCGAAGTAGAAACTGCTTGGCATCATGTTTGGTGTGACGATGAAGCACGTAAAAAATATCAGACCCCTTGGTGGCGGTCAGGCTGGTTGCGCTGGAGAACTTGGCGTTGCGCAGAGGCTGGATTGGCACACCTTGATTGGGCGTCTACGCTGACCAACGAAGAATGGTTAGATGACGATCAAAAGCATTTGGCAGAGCCAACCAGACAAGCATTGGCTGCTATTGAAATAAAAGAATTATATTTTTGGTGGACTAATGTTTATCGCAACCGCACAGATCCACATGAAGCAAGTGGCTGGAGTGAGTATTGTGAAGCTATGCGTGTAAAATATAACGTTAACTTCTTTGGTAGTCTTAATAGCAAAGACGAAGATGATCGTGCTTGGAGTGATCGTACTCATAAAAAGTTAAGAGAAATTGAAGAGGCATATGCGGCAGAAGAAGAAGCCATGATGATACGTTTGATTAAGATCAGAGATTCACTTTGGACCTAAGCATGGCTGATCTTTCCTCTAGCACAGCAAGTAATAGATTTGTTAATCCATTTGATGAAGAAAAGGAACCTGTTGAAAAAGTATGGTCCGATTATGACTTGGAGTATGATCTAAGAACCACTGATTGGATTTTAGAAAAGGTACGTGGGTCTGAAAGTTATGCACAAAATTTATATGCGGCAATGTGTAATAATCAATTTCAAAAGATTGAGGTTTTACCTATACTAAAAAATCAAGTCTGGCATTGCAGTTGGCGGCGTTCTGGTGGAATTATTGCTGACATGCGGCAACAGGGTGACTATCTTGATTGGTATTGCAGTGGAATGGGCGGACTGATCGAAGAACATGAAGAAATGCAGCACGATGGATTTGTACCTGAAGGAAAAATCACTCAAGAAGTTCTTGACGATTTAAAACAATTAAAATGGGCCGTAGTTACAAAAGAAAACGATGATGACTAAAACTCTTACCAGCTCTCAACAAATTCGTGAAAACGCCAAACGTGATCATAGCCCAAAATGGGACAATGCCACAACTTGGTCTGCAGATAAATTTACTGAGCATTTTCATAATGCCATGAATTATTACAATGTAGAGTCTAATCCACGTGATCTAAAAGTCAAAGTCATGGAATGGATGAAGCTTAATGGATTTGGCGACAATCAAATCTTAGATTTCAAAAATTCAAAAGATTGGCGCTGTAATGTAACTATGGGCGCTATGGCGTGCTGTATGTTAAAGGGCATGCCAGCAGTACACCCTGGATTTAACAATGGCAGAGATTCTGCAGAATGGTTGACTCTAAAAATTAATCAGGTAATATCACAGAGTAAACAGGATCTGCCAATCAAACCGACAAAAAAAGCGCAGCCAATTGAGATCACCGTACAGGATCGTATTCTTGAGCAGGCTGTGGATATGAGTCAAGAACTAGATTATGCTATTGATAAATTCATCGCTAATCCGGATAACTTTAATTCAAAATCATTTAAGCCACAAGATATGTTACGTGCTGCCAGTGTCAAAGCCGCGCAAGCCAGATATATTAAAACATTTTTTGAATCAGATCA